AATCTGTTTTAAAGTTTTAGCTCGAGGATGTAATTTATGAAATTTTTGTGTCCATGAAGATTTCTTTTCTTTAAAAGATTTTAATTTAGGTCTAGTAAAATATTTACCTTTTTTATAAGATTTTTGTGATTTTTTTAATGATCTTAATTGTTTTTTTTTATCTTTTCTAGATAATTTAGAATAATATCTTTTAGGTAATGTCATTTATAATATTAAATATATTATTTAATCAAGGATTTTAAAATTATATCCTAAAGTTATTGAAAGAGCAACAAAAAATGCTACAGCTACAGAACTTATAAATGGATGATTTAAGCGATGTAATAACATATGAATTATTAAATCACGAACAGGTAATGCTTCCTTATTAGAGTTTAATTCTTCTTCAGTGAAAAATTGTTTCGCAACGAAAGGAAGAACTAAATTAATTAAAACGGCAAAAATACAAACATTAATAACACAATTAAATCCAGATTTCATTTTTTATAATATATACATAGAAAATTATTTCAAATCATTCTGAGTTAATTTATATCCCCAATGTTGTAAGGTTTGTCTAATAACTGGCGAAACTGATTCATCATTTAATGTTTTACCTTTATCTTTAATCATATTCACTAATCTTTTTTTAAATCTTCCATTAGGTCCTGTTAATGCTAACCATCTTTTAACTTGTCTTTCATCATCATCAGTTCTTCTACCTCTATAAAATCTACAATACCATTGAAACCATCCATATGGATCTTGTTTATCCATCCATCCTGATTTTTCCCAATCAGTTAAAGATGACCCACATTTCACTTTATATTTATTTACTTTTTTATCATAATCGGGTGATATAACCATTTTTTCAATATTAATTCCTTTAAACCATGATTTAGGATATTCTTTAATTACATCATGTGATTTATAGTGTTTTTTAGTAACAGATGAATATATAGGTCTAAAATATGTTCCACCAAATGAACCCATTTTAAGAACTTGTTGTGGTGTTAAATTCGGTTTAAAATCAGGGAAATCTTTAAAATTTTTCATTTATATTATATATTATATTATATAATGCGTTTAAATAAAACCAAACGTAAATCAAAAAAGAAAAAAATAACTAAGAAACTATCTAATAATAAAATTAATAAAATATTTGTTTTATCATTTTATAAAGAAAGAAGACAAAAATATAAAAATAATAAAATATATGAAATATATGAAGCAACTCCAAAAAATAAAATACCTAAAAGTGTTGAAAATCAATATTCATTTTATTATAATGTTAATAGAAATACTAAACTTAAAAATATAGCTATTACAGAAGATCATTATGATATATGGAAAAGAATTATAAAAGAAGATTTAAAAAATGTAGTTATATTAGAAGATGATGTATATATAAAAGATTTTAATAAATTAAATAAAATTATTGGTAATAAATTTATGTATATAGGTGGTGAATTATATCCTAAGATACAGAAAGATATTGATCTTTTTAAACAAAATAGATTGAATAAACTTAAATTAAAAGATGGTGTTAATTTAATGTCTGATAATGATTTATCTATGATGGGAGCATTTGGTTATTATATTCCTAATGCAACAATAGCACAAAAATTAATAGATATAATACCTGTAAAAAATCAGAAAAAAACAATAGATACAGAATTAAAACGTATAAGATGGGCTTATCCTGAAATAATAAATCAATTTTATTATCCAGCATTAGCATTAATAAATTATGATGATGCTAGAACAGGTCATAATTATAAAGCATTAGTTAATAAAGAAGTTGATGAAATATATAAAAATACTGAATTTAAATTTTATGGGAGAAAAAAGAAATAATTTAATCTCTTTTTAAACTACATTTATAAGTATGATCTCGTTCATTCTTTAAAAACTCTAATAATTCTATTGCTTTAACAGGATCATTAAAATATTTAGTAAATTTTTCTGTTAAATATTTATTAGTCATCGTTTCATATGATTTAACATTATTATATTGTAGTTTAGATGAATAAGATGGTAAATTAAAAATATTATTTTTTAAATCATTATTTTCAATATGAGATAATATATCAGATTCTAATGTATTTTTTTTAGATTTAAGTTCTTTAATTTTTTCATTATATTGTTTAATTTCATTATCATGATCCATCCATTGGATAATATTAGAATTAAACTCACTCATTTATATTATTTAATATATATATTAATGATAAATTATTCTTAAATTTAAAACTATTATGAATATTATTAATATAAATAAAATAACAATAACAATTATAATTTTTAAGAAATAAGGATATAATTCTTTTATAATATGTTCGATTAAAGGATTTAATATTTCATATTTTATATAATTCATATTTTTTTCTTTTTTTAACTCAGTATTTAGATCTTTTATTGTATTGTTTATCAAAATGTCAAATGTCATATTAAATAAATAAATATTATATATTTATATGTTTAACTTATGTAATTATATATTAAAAAAAAATACAAATAATAATAATAATAATAATAATAATAATAATAATAATAATAATAATAATAATAATAATAATAATAATAATAAAATAGTTGATTATATAATTTTAGAAAAAGATTTTGAAAGTAATGAATGTATAATATGTTTAGAAGATATGGTATCAGGAAATAAAATAAAAATATTAGAATGTGGACATATATATCATTATAAATGTATAACTGATTGGTTTAAGAAGAAAAGAGAAATAAATTGTCCATTATGTTCTAATTAAAATATTATATATAATTATATATATAATGAAAAATAATATCTTAATATTATTATTGGTCGTGATTGTGATAATACTTTTATTTTTACATAAGGATAAGTTAAATAATGTTAATGGAAAAAAGATACATCCATTAATAGTTGAAAAAAATAATCAAGTAAATCCACCGGTTAAACATGTAGATGAACAACTTATCTGGACATATTTAGAAGAACCGGATTCATTAGATAGAGATATTAATATTCAATTATTACATAAAAATAAAAACTTTCCAATATTATTTAATTATTGTTTACAGATAATGAATAATAAAATAGATAAGAGATATAATGCTTTTCATGTTGTAACACCTGAAAATATTAAAGCATATTTACCTGATTTCCCTATAGAGATGAATGCTGAATCTAAATATCCTTTAAAATTTAGAGCTGATTTAGTTGGATCGATGTTATTGAGTAAATATGGGGGATTATTTTTATCACCAGCAACATTAGTAATGAAAAGCATAGATGAGATAATGTATAAATTAAAATATAATTATGATTTAATAACTTTTGGTGGATCTGAACGAGTAATTAATTCATGTAATAATCAATATAATCCTGGTAATTATGTTATAGCGGCCAAGAAAGGTAATCAAGCAATTAATTTATACAAAGATAAAATGTTAGATAATTTAAGGAAAGATAATTTTATAAATAGTTCTACAGGTGAAGATTTATTAGCAAATGTTTTAACAGAATTGAAACCTAATAATCATTTTCATTTTGATTGTAGCTATACCGGTAATGTAGATATTAAAAATAATATGATTAAAACTAAACAATTCTATGGTTACGAAGAAATACAGTTTAAAGATAAAGACAATATTATATTTATAACGTTACCTTACGATATAATTTTAGAAAATATTGAATATCAGTGGTTTAATAATCTATCTAAAGATCAATTCTTTAATTCAAACATACAATTAACTAAATTAGTATTAGAAGAAGCAGTTAAAATTAATTACTAATAAATTTGATTTTAAAATATAAAAATAAATAAAACATATTTAATATGGGAATTAAATCGCTTACACAAATCATTAAAAGAGAATCACCTAATTCAATTATACATGAAAATCTATATAAATTATCTGGTAAGAAAGTGGCAGTAGATGCTTCATTAATTATTTATCAACAATTATTAAGACATAAATTATTAAAAAATAAAAAAGGAGAAATTACAAATCATATCACAGGATTATTTTATAAATTAGTTAAGTATTTAGCATTAAATATTGAATTAATTTTCATATTCGATGGGAAACCACCTGATATGAAACAAGAATGTGTTAATGATAGAAAGAAAAAGGCGCAAGATGCTAAAGATAAAATGGATGCATGTCAGAATGTAGAGGAAAAAGAAGATTTAGAAAAATCTACATTAAGATTAACTAAACCTATGATAGATAATATTAAGAAACTATTAGATTATATGGGTGTATCATATATTCATAATGATGTAGGTGAAGGTGAAGCTATCGCGGCCGAATTATGTAGAATAGGATTTGTAGATTATGTATTAACAGAAGATATGGATACATTAGTATATGGATGTCCTAATTTAGTCAGAACATGTTTAGATAAATCATTAAAAAGACCAGATATTATATCAATTATTAATTATAATGAAATGATTAAAGGATTTAATTTAACAGATGATCAATTTATTAAATTTTGTATTCTGTGTGGATGTGATTATTGTTCTAATATTCCTAAAGTTGGAAATACAACAGCATTAAAAATGATAAAGAAACATAATACAATTGAAGAAATTATAGAAACATATAAAGATAAATATGATATCCCTGAAAATTATGCAGAATTATTTAATAAATCATATGAAATATTTATGATGTATAAGGATAAAATAAATGTGAATGAATTAGTTATTAGTAAGCCTAATAAAGATATGGGAGGATTAATTAAGTTTCTAGTGAATGATATAGAAATGGAAGAATTAAGAGTACAAAAAGCAGTAAAAAAATTACAAAATACATTAGGTAATAATATTTAAAAAAAGATTTATAATAATAATAATTATATAAATAATGAATACAGATAAAGTATTTAAACAAATATATGTAGTTGGAAATGGTTCATCTTTAAAAGATTTTGATTTTAATTTTTTAAAAGATAAGGAATGGATAGGATGTACATTAGGATTTAGACACTGGGAAGAATTAGGATTTTATCCTACTCATTATGTAAATGTAGATTTGGTAGTATGTGAATATCAATTAGAGAAAATAAAAGATATGATAATAAATAATAAATGTAAAACATTTTTATTAACATCACATATTATACAATTTTGGAATGAGATATTAAATTATAAAAATGTTTATTATATCGAACAGTTAAAATATATGAATTGTCCATTTAAATTATTATATGATTGGTGTTCAGGATCATCCGCAGCGTGTTATGGAATATGTATGGGTGCTAATATAATAAATTTATTAGGTATGGATTGTAATTATATAGAATTTATACCTGAATGTCAAAAACAACCAAATGGTTCTTTAAAAATTGTTAAACAACCAATTAATAATCCAAATTATTATTATCCTACATATCAAAGAATTGGAGATTTATATAATGTACCTAATACAGATAGAATACATAAAAAATCATGGAAAGATTTAAATAACTTATCAAAAAGAATTAATAATAATATTGTTATAAAAAATTATAATACTTCTGATAAATTAGATGATATATTTAATAGATATGATTTAAATGATATTAAATCTTAATAACTTTAGTATGATTTACAACAGGATTATTATTTTTTAAAATATTTTTACATTCTTCTTTTTTCTTCTCTAAACTTTTACAATTATGAGTATGAGTATATCGATGTTTTTGACAGAACTTTCCGTCACATTTACAAGAATATGAAATTAATTTTAGTTTTTTATTACAAAATGAACACCTTTCTTTATTCATAATTTATATTTTATTTAAATAATTTTAATTTAATTATTCAAATTTTATTTAAAAGATTAATAAGTTATTATCTTAAATGAAAATTGCTGTAATTATTCCTGTCACTAGTAATAAATGTAATTATAATAATTTTAAACATACAGATTTATTTAATGTATTATTTAAATCATTCTTTACAACATATGATTTAAATCATGAATATAAATTTTATTTAGGTATTGATTCTGATGATGAGTTTTATCAAAATGAAAATGTTCAAAATGATATTAAAAAATTTATTAATGTTATGAAAAATACTTCTATAGAATTTTTAACTATTGATTCTATTCATAAAGGTAATGTTTGTCATATATGGAATGAATTATTTAAAAAAGCTTATAAAGATAATTATTATTATTTTGTTCAAATTGGATCAGATATTTATTTTCAAGATAAAGATTGGGTAAATACTTGTTTAGATATATTAAAACAAAATAATGATATAGGTGTTGTTGGTATGACAGATCAAGGTAGAAAGAAATATAATCCATATGATACATTATTAACACAATCATTTGTATCTAGAAAACATATGGAAATATTTGGATTTTATTATCCACATGAATTTAAAAATTGGTTCATAGATGATTGGATATCTGAAATATATGAAAAAGATGATAAAAAAAATATAATACCACATAGGATATATAATTGTGGAGGGAAACCCAGATACGGTGTTTATGGTAATAGATTATTGTGTGATAAAATGTTAATAAAATACAAAGATAATATTATAAATTATATTAATCAATTTTAATATTCCAATTTGTAAGACCCCATCCTCTGAATTTCTCATTATATATTTTTGGGGTAATATCACTCATACATTTTAAACTTAATTTATGTTTCCTATATTTAACAGTTTTTTCTGATTTTTTTGATGATTTTTCTTCTTCTTCATCAGAAGAAGTATCATCATCAGAAGAAGTTTCATCATCCGAAGATTCATCAGATGAAGATTCATCTTCAGATGAACTTTCTATATTATCATTATATTCATTTCTAGCTAATATATGTTCTTTCTTATCTTTTTCTGAATCCCATTTTATATCTAATCCATTAAATACACCAACTTTCTTATCATTTTTTAATATTTCATTATTTTCTATATTATGAAT